AGGAGCAGGAAACACTCCCCCAGTTAGTCCGTCTCAAGGTTTTCCAGGTGGAGGACCAAGACCTTGTAACGACTATTTAGGTGGAACTGGAGGCGGTGGCGCAACTGCAGCAGGTTCTCCTTTACAAGGTATTCCAGGTAGCCCAAATGCTAATGGTGGTGCAGGCGGTGCAGGTGCTACAAGTTCTATTTCTACTTCTCCAGTCACTTATAGTGAAGGTGGAAGAGGTGGAATATGGAATGGCCCTAACCCAGGATGTAATAATGCAGGCGCTAATACTGGAGATGCTGGTAGAGGTGGCGGAGCAGGTAATGCATATTCCGGTGAAGCAGGCGGTAATGGCGGATCTGGTGTAGTAATAATAAGGTATAAATTTCAATAGGTAAATATTATGGCACATTTTGCAAAAATAGGAGTTAACGGAAAAGTCATACAAGTAACAGTAGTAGACAATAATGATTTACTGGATGCTAATAATGTAGAAAATGAAAAAGTAGGTCAAACATATTTACAATACCATTGTAATTGGCCAGCAGAACTTTGGATTCAAACTTCTTATAACACAATTAATAATACACATAAATTAGGTGGAACTCCTTTAAGAGGAAACTACGCAGGTATAGGTTATACTTGGGATGAAGAAAATAATATTTTTTGGCCTAAAAAACCATATGCGTCTTGGGTAAAAAATACTACAACCGCAGCATGGGAATCACCTATAGGTAATGCTCCAGCATTAACAGCGGAACAACAAGCAGATACTACAACTTCCTATGGTTATATTTGGAATGAAGAAAACCAAACTTGGGATTTTACTACACAGCCTGTTACACTACCTGAATAATAATTGACAATTTAATTATTTTATATTATTTTCTCATTTTAAAATGAGAAAGAAAATATTATCAGAACAAAGTATAATTTATGGCGATGTTTCAATGCCAAAAGGTTTTGAAATAGATAAAGATAAACTTATTACTGACACTTTAAAATCATCTTTAACTAATAAAGAATTTCCATTTTCAAGAACTTGGGATATGTTAAATACTTATATCAGAGAACATATAGGCGTTGAATATGGTCCTTTAAAACTATACAATAAAAAAACTTGGTCAGATACATATAATCCTAATACATTATCTAAACCTTTAATGAATATAGATTATTCTAATCTTGGAGACTCCCCTGATTATACAGCCTTGTATGGCACTAAAGTAGAAAACTGTTGGGTTAAAATATATTATGATGACAACAGACGTAAAGGTAAAAGTTTTGATATAGAGTTGAAAGAAAATATGTTTATTATGTTTCCTTCTACTAATATGTATACTATTTCAAATAAACAAAAAGATTCTTTAAATTTTATTCAAACAATAACTTATAATTATTTTTAGTGAGAATTTTAGCATTTAATATTGCTCATGATAGTTCTGTATGTTCAATAAATAAAGGTCACATAGAATTCTTTTGCAAAGAAGAAAGATTAAGTAGAATTAAAAGAGATAAACACCCTTTTAAATCTTTAGAATTATATAAATCTAAAAACTTTGGGAAAATAGATCATATTTTATATTGTACTCCTTCAAACTATGGTGGGGAATCAGAATTTTATTATAGGGAATATATTAAAAAAATATTTGATATGGAGATGCATAATTTTTCTTCATTAACTCATCATTTGTGTCACGCCTCATCTGCTTTTTATAACAGTGGTTTTAAAAAAGCTTTAACTTTTGTAATAGATCGGAATGGTTCAATTTTGTTTGATAATAAAATTGATGCCTGTAGGGAATCAGAAAGTGTTTTTTTATGTAGTTATCCAGATAATTTTACACCTTTATATAAATCATTTTGGACTAATGACAATATAGGAATTAATAAAGATAATTTAAAAAAACTTATAAAAAGTAATTTTCCATTATCAGATATACATGTTGATAATGAATATTCTATAACTAAAGTATATGAAGCAGCTACTACATTAATAGGTCAACCCATTTTAGAAAATGGAAAAACTATGGGTCTTGCTTCTTATGGTATAAATAAAAAATACCCCTCTTTGTTTTTAAATGGAAGTCCTATTACAAATTATTTTACAAATATAATTAATGAAGATGGTGATAATGTAGTTATTTTTAAAGACCAACAAGATAAAATTACTAAAGACATAACAGAAAATAATTATAAATTTTATGCAGATAAAGCAAAACAAGTACAATTAGAAACTCAAAAAGAATCTTTAAGTTTAATAAAAAAATATATTAGTAAAACTAAAATAAAAAATGTTTGCATTGTTGGAGGTTACGGTTTGAATGTAGTTGCTAACAATTATTATATTGAAAATTTACCTAATATTAATTTTTACTTTGAACCTGTGGCTGACGATACAGGTATTGCCATAGGTGCTGCTTATTTTAAATATAGAAATTTAACAAAAGATAATAAAGTTATTAAACCTAAAAATAATTTTTATCATTATTATGAAGATAATAAAATTAATAAAGGAACTAAAGCTACAGTAAAAGATGTTTGTAAATTATTAATTGATCAAAAAAGTGTAGCTATTTTTGAAGGTGCTGCTGAAGCTGGACCAAGAGCTTTGGGGCATCGATCTATTTTATTTGATTCTAGAAATAAAAATTGCAAAAACATAGTTAATAAAATTAAAAATCGTGAGTGGTATAGACCCTTTGCTGGAGTAATACTTAAAGAAAAATTTAAAAAATATTTTAATACTTTAGGTTTAGAGGAATCTAATAATATGACTATTAATTTTAAATGTAAAAAAAACATTGAAAAATTATTTCCGGGAGTTATCCATGTAGATAATAGCTGTAGGGTTCAAACAGTCTCTTCAGGTTTTTTATATGATTTATTAAAAGAATTTAATAAATTAACTAAATGTCCTATTTTATTAAATACTAGCTTAAATTTAGCAGGGGAACCTCTGGTTAATACGAAAGAAGAAACAATATTACTATTTAATAAAAGTAAATTAGATGCTATTTATTTTGTAGATGAAAAAAAACTTATAGAGAAAGAAAAATATGAATCTAAGTAATTATTATTGGTATTTTAAATCCGCTGTACCACATAGAGTCTGCGATGATATTATAAAATATGGATTATCTAAATCAGAAATTATGGCAAGAGTTGGCGGGTACAATGGTGAGAAATTAAGTAAAACTCAAATTAACGATATGAAACGTAAAAGAGATTCAGATGTAGTTTGGATGGATGATGCATGGATTTACAAAGAACTTCAACCTTTTGTTAATTTAGCTAATAAAAATGCAGGTTGGAATTTTAATTGGGAAAGATCGGAGTCTTGTCAATTTACAAAATATAAACTTAATCAATATTATGATTGGCATTGTGATAGTTACTCACTGCCTTATACAGAAGGTAGTAGTAAAGGTATGATTAGAAAACTATCTATGACCTGTCAATTAACAGATGGATCAGAATATAAAGGAGGAGAATTAGAATTTGACTTTAGACAATATGATCCCCATATGAGAGATGAATCTAAACATATACAAAAAGCAACAGAAATTCTACCTAAAGGAAGTATTATTGTATTTCCTTCATTTGTATGGCATAGAGTTAAACCAGTAACGAAAGGAACAAGATATTCATTGGTAATGTGGAGCACTGGATATCCTTATAAATAATATGATTATAAATAATTATTTTAACACAACTATTTGGAGTGAACATAAACCAGAATTTTTAAGTTCTGTAAATAAAGCTAGTAACAAATATATTCTTGAAGCACGTAAAAGAGAAAAAAAGTATATAAAAGAACATGGTGATTTTGGAAGATCCTATCACTCAACACCTCTTGTTTATGATAATGATTTTATTGATTTAAGAAACTATGTTGGTCAAAAATCTTGGGAGTATTTAGATCACCAAGGTTATGATATGTCACAATACACAACTATGTTTAGTGAGCTATGGGTGCAAGAGTTTGCTAAAAAAGGTGGCGGTCATCATTCAGCACACGTACATTGGAATCAACATGTATCAGGTTTTTATTTTTTAAAGTGTAGTGACAAAACTTCTTATCCTGTATTTCATGAGCCACGTACTGGAGCTAGAGCTACGAAATTAAAAATGAAAAAAGATTTAAAAGGAATATGGCCCGGTAATGATTTGATAGATGTTAGACCGTTGCCTGGAACATTAATTATATTTCCAGGTTATTTAGAACACGAATTTGTTGTAGATCATGGGGTTAAACCTTTTAGATTTATACATTGGAACATACAAGCAGTACCAAAAGAAATGGCTAGAAATGGTTAAAATAAAAGATAATTATTTATCTACTGAAGAATATAATCTTTTAAAAAATAACATGGAATCAACTTATTTTCCTTGGTACTATAATCATAATAAAACCTGGCAACCTACTTCTGATCCAAAATTATTTGAGTATCAGTTTGTGCATATATTTTATAACAATGATAAAGTTAATTCTAATAAGTTTGATCACTTAGATCCTATAATAAAAAAATTAAAACCTTTATCTTTAATTAGAGTAAAAGCTAATTTAACTCCTATAAGTCATAAATTAATTAAGTCTGATAAACACTACGATCAAAATTTTAAATGTAAAATTGCAATATATTATTTAAATGATAATAATGGTTACACGATAATAGGAGATAAAAAAGTAGAAAGCAAAAGTAATAGAATGGTTTTATTTGATTCTGATAAAGAACACTATGGAACAAATTCTACAAATTGTAATAATAGAATTATAATCAACTTTAATTATTTTTAATGGACTTTAAAAAAAACAAATACACAGTTATTCGTCAAGCTATCTCAAAAGATTTAGCAACTTTTTGTATGAACTATTTGTTAATGAAAAAACAAGTTTATGATACTTGCTTAAAAGAAAAATATATTTCACCCTTTGAAACAATGTTAGGTTTTTATGAGAAAGATAATGAACAGATACCAAATACTTATTGTTGTTATTCTGACAGTGCAATGGAAACTTTATTACTTAAATGTCAACCAGCTATGGAAAAAGCAACTGGATTAAAATTATATCCAGCATATACATATGCTAGGGTATATAAAAAAGGTGATGTATTAAAAAGACACAAAGATAGATTTAGTTGTGAAATATCTACTACTATGAATCTTGGTGGGGACCCTTGGCCTATATACTTAGAACCATCTGGAGAAACAGGTAAGAAAGGTGTTAAAGTAGATTTAAAACCAGGAGATATGTTAGTGTACTCTGGTTGTCAATTAGAGCACTGGAGAAATAAACTTAAAGGTAAAGAATGTGTTCAAGTTTTTTTACATTATAATAATCGTAAAACACCAGGGGCGAAGAAGAATATGTTTGATGGACGCCCACATTTAGGACTTCCAAGTTGGTTTAGAACGTGATATATCTACCCTTGTTTCTTTTATAATAAGGATAAAATATGTTACAAAAGCTTAATTTTAAACCAGGTTTTGATAAACAAGTTACTGAGTCTGGAGCTGAATCACAATGGATTGACGGAGACTTTGTTAGATTTAGATATGGTTTACCTGAAAAAATAGGAGGCTGGTCTCAATTAACCTCAAGTAATTTAACTTTACCTGGAGTAGCAAGAGCACAACATGCATTTACTAGTATTGCTGGAGAAAAATACGTAGCAATTGGTACGTCTCAAGGTTTATTTTTATATTCTAATAATAGATTTTATGACATCAGTCCTTTAGCTACAGCAATTACTGGAGCTACCTTTGATGCAAATTCAGGATCTGCAACAGTTACTGTTAATAAAACAGCGCATGGATTACTTAATGGTAGGTATGTAACATTTACTGCGGTTACAGTTCCAACCGGATCGGGTTATGCTACTTCTGCTTTCACAGATAATACTTTTGAAGTTTTAAATAAAACAGCAAATAGTTTTGATATTACAATGCCTTCTAATTCAGCTGGAACTACATCCGGCACTGGATCAGCAACAATTAATCCTTATGAAATTGTTGGTCCTACTTTTCAAACCGGTGGTTTTGGTTGGGGTACTTCTACATGGAGCGCTAGTACATGGAACACACCTAGAGCAACCACTAATGTAATTCTAGATCCAGGTTTATGGTCGTTAGATAACTTTGGTCAAATATTAGTTGCAACTATTGGAAATAGTAAAACATTTACTTGGGATGCAGGGGCAGCTTCTCCAACAAATAATAGAGCTACAGTAATGACAGGCGCTCCTACTAAATCAAGATTAACTCAAGTATCAGATAGAGATAGACACGTGTTTCATTTTGGAACAGAAACAACTATTGGAGATACTTCGACTCAAGACCCTATGTTTATAAGATTTTCTAATCAAGAAGATTTTAATACCTATCAGCCAACATCTACCAATACTGCAGGTACTTTTAGAGTTGATAAAGGTAATGAAATTATTGGAGCTGTTTCTGGTAAAGATTATACTTTAGTTTTAACAGATACTTCAGCATATGTAATTCAATTTGTTGGTCCACCATTTACTTTTTCTGTAAGACAAGTTGGTACTAATTGTGGATTGATTGGACAGAACGCATTAAGTTATTCCGATGGTAAAGTATTCTGGATGTCGGGTGAAGGTGGTTTTTTTGTTTATGATGGTACTGTAAAAAGTATACCTTGTTTAGTAGAAGACTTTGTATTTACAACTAATGGAGATCATATAGGAATTAATTACACATCAAATCAATTAGTTTATGCAGAGCATAATTCTTTATACACTGAAATTAATTGGTTCTACCCTTCAGCAAATTCTACTCAAATAGATAGGTGTGTTACTTATAATTACACAGAAAATGTTTGGGCTACAAGTTCGCTTGCAAGAACTAGTTACATAGATCAAGGTGTTTTTGAATTACCTTTTGCAACTGAGTATAATAAAACAGGGCTACCTAATTTTCCTATCCAGGGTATTACAAACACTTATGGAGCTTCTACTTACTACGAACATGAAAAAGGAGTAGATCAAGTTAATAGTTCAGGTACAACGTCAATTGATGCCTTTATACAATCAGGTGATTTTGATATTACTAACTCTAATAATATTGCTAATCTAGCTGGAGATGGAGAATTTATTATGTCAGTTAAAAGATTTATTCCAGACTTTCAACTGTTAGAAGGTAATTCTAAAATTACTTTGCTTATAAATGATTATCCTAACAACACTGCCTCTAGTTCACCTCTTGGACCATTTACCATTACTTCAACTACCGACAAAGTAAATACGCGGGCACGAGGAAGATTAGTGGCACTTAAAATAGAAAACGATGCAGTCGGAGAAACTTGGCGTTATGGAACTTTTAGATTAGATGCAAAACCAGATGGAAGAAGATAATGGCTAAAATAACTAATTACATACCTGAACCCCAACCGGAATACAGCCCTGAAAATCAAAGACAAATACTTGAGTCTTTAACTACATTACAAAACCAACTTAATTTTTCTTTTCAAAATGACTTGAAAGAAGAAATGGATGCATATACTTACTTTCTATCATGACAATACAGTATAAAAATCAAGGTTTTAAACAAGCTGATACAGCTAAAGCAACGGTGCTTACCTGCCCTACTGATGCAACTATAATAGTAAAAAGTGTTTATTGTGCAAACAATGATGCATCTTCAGCTATTGTAGTAAACATGAATTTTGTTGACTCATCAGATTCTAGCACTGAGTATGAATTTTTTAGAGATGACGTAGCAGCTAAGTCGCAAGTAAATGCTTCACCTCAAGGCTTGAATTTAGAAGCAGGTGATGCTATAACTGTACAAGCAGCTACAGGCAGTAGTAAGATACAAGGCCTGATAAGTTATGCTTTAATAGACAGGTCACAACAGAATGGATGATGATATATTAAAAATTGATTGTACAACAACAATAGTTCTAAGAAATACTAGAACTAATAAAGTATAT